AATGTAGCATTGGTAGTATGGTTATTTACTAACAATTAATAAGGAGGATACTATGAACACAGAAGTATGGGAACCTGAAGAAAACGAATTGCAGAAAGCACGTACTAAGGCACTGGAGGCTCGGCAGGAACTATTTGAAGCCACTAGTAAGTCTCGGGAAGCCAACTGGATGCTGGTTAGAGCGCTGGTGGACAAACGGCACTATGAGTGCCTGAGTATCAACTGGAGTATGGTCAATAGACTGAAATAAGCATAACAACATTCCCCTCCATGATAGGGAACTAGGGTTACTGACTAGTTCCCTATTCTTTTGCTCATTTATTTGCATAGTATGAAAGAATACTATTTGTATGCGTGTATGGATGTATGGATGTAGGCTGTAGGCATATGTAGGCTAGGGGGTGTACCCATTTCGTTTGGTACAATACAGTTACCCACGCTATAGAATGCATCCTGTGACACTGTGTATAGTGTGTTTCTTTAAAAAAAAAAAAAAAAAAAAAAAGAATAATAAATCACTATACGTTATACTAAGTGGTACATAGTCCACAGTACATAGTCCACATCCACAACTGGTAATGGTTTTTTGGAATGGGCATACACCCTAGACTACATTTGACTACAGCCTACAAGCATACTAGCATACAATACCACATTTTTGTGTGTTGACAACTATAAACCAATATGGTAAGATATATATAATGGGAGGAATGATTATGAGTAATAGACCGAAGACTAAAAGGGAGTGGGATAAAGCAAACTCTGATATGAACAGGATAGCACGTACTATTCCAAACACTATTGTGGATACTATCATGATGAGTATGTTGCATAGTGGAGTAAGACTAGTTGATAAGCCAGCGTATGTAGAAGGCGTGGTTATTGGTACTATTATACCAATTATAAAAGAGTTAATAGAATATGCAATAGACACGAAATTCTATAGAGAAAATGATATAGTTTTCTATGACTAGGCGGAAAACGAATTGAGGTGAAAGATGAACAGGGGTGAACTTATAAGAATCATTACAGCAGAAATAACATCTGCTATGGGACGGTCAAAAATAAGCTGCTCTTACACGGACAATGATTGTAAATACCGTGTTCCATCCCAAAGCGGACAGTCTCATCTGAAAGACGCCAGAGAAGGAGCATTGTCGATAATATCTATCATCGCCCCCGAACTGGAGAAGGCACGGAAATGGGACAAGATGAAAAGCCTTGAATGTGAAAAATGTCCCTCTGAAAAAGGCTGTTATGAGGATGAGGTTCAGGGAACCATCTGTCCGATTAATATGATTGTCGATGCCCTTGAGGGAGGTGAGAAATGAAATACCGGAAGAAACCAGTAGTGGTTGATGCCGAACAATGGGATGGGACGTACTCCGACCTAAAAAGAATAATGGGACTGTTTCCCTATATGGAAATCCCTCACATGGAATATCACGAAGCAAACAACACCGTAGGAGTATGGTACGTTGGGACGTTAGAGGGCAAGCATCGGGTATCTCCCAATGATTACGTCATCAAGGGCATTAAAGGTGAGTTTTATCCCTGCAAGCCAGACATATTTGAAATGACATATGATGCCCTTGAAGGAGAGAAAGAATGAAAGTCGTCTGGATAATCACTATTGTCGTTGCTTTGACTCTGTTGGGTTTCATGTTTTATGTTCTTGGAGAACCGTATAGGATGTTTGGTGGAAGATGAAAATACTCAGGATTGAGACGTGTCCAGACTGTAAATACGGTTGTCATACTCAATCAGGTAGCTACTGGTGGTGTACTCACCCCGAAATAGGAGACCACCATTTTGATGTGAATAAAGGTATCCCCGATTGGTGTCCGCTTCATGATGTTGACCCGACCATCCTCCACTTGCTTGCTGATAAGATAGAACAGGGAGAGGCACACGATGACCTCATCAAACTGGCGGGATATTTGGAGGGTGTGAAAGATGCTGAGACTGTCCGTAAGGAGGAATCACAATGAGTACAATGAATAGTATTAATAATACTGCAATTATTGAAGGCCGTGTGAGTATTTGCACACTTGCAACACTGTACAGATTCTATACACAACAGGGAGTACTGTGTAGTACAAAGAGCGCATTGTTAAAAGAGTCATTGGAAACACTTGTTAATGCACTTGTTGAGAATAGTATGTGTGAACGAGTCACGGATGTGCAAGAAGCAATGAGTATCATGAGGCCACTTGCAACAAACCACGATAAGAAAGTTATGGGAAACTTGAGCAAAGCAATTGTTATGCAGAACAGTATTCGTAGTACTGGGAACACAGAACTAGAAAATGAATTCCTTCGTATACTGAATGAGAAAAAAGAATTCTTTGATAAGGCAGTGAAAGATGTCCACAAAAGTAACAACAGTGTACAACTGTCACCAGAAGCTATGAAAGTACCAGACTTATCAATTAAACAAGAGAATTGAAATTGTCAAATCACTTGCGGACACAGTCCGCAGCGTGTAAACAATAGTATGTTTTCACACTCGTAAAATATATTGACAAGTGTGCTTTTATTTGGTATAATATATATATGATATGGAACACTTTGAAATTGATAAACAACACAGAATGCATACAAAAGGGAGGTGAATATAATGAAAAAGCACGATGCCATGCTTCAAACACTTCAAATGAATCGTCCTTGTGATTGCGATGCTCCAATAGCATTTAATTGCACAGACGAAAATGAAAAGGAACGAACACAGCTATACATGCTTGACAGCGAAATGAATTCAACTATCATATTCGACGGCATGAAGGGAATTATTGACAGTGATAATTTGTCACTGGTTTGCACGCGCTGTGGAGCGGATTGGACAACTTGGCACAATGTGGTTCTATGTGATGCAGAAACATAATAAATAAAAAGGAGGGTGGGCGGAAACTAATAATTTCCTCCCTATATAAACATGGCACTAAGATTCTGGAAGTGTGGTGCAGTTGATTGTGACAGAGACCCGAATTTCAAAGATGCTGAATGTCGGGACTGTCAGGCTGCCGAGTTTAGGATTGATAACGGTCCTTGGCAAAATACCCCTGCTTTCCATGAAAGTATGAAAAACATGGAAGAAATGTTCGACAGGCTGGATGTTCTGGCAAAGAAGCATGGGATAGAATTAAAGCCCGCTGAACCAGTCAAGTGGCTTGGTGGAACTGTTTGTAATTTCTGCAAACAGCCTATCACGGGACTGTTGTACGACACTAAAACAGTCTACAATTGCTGGGCTACAATGTGTGACGTCTGTCATGCTACGTTCGGCACAAGTGGACTCGGCACTGGCATCGGGCAAGTATATGAACAACAGCCTGATGACACGTTTGTTAAAGTGGGCGGTTAGCGGACTATGTCCGTCGAAGTAGCAACATACTATGCGAACATAGTTCGCAATAATAAGGAGGCTTCACAATGAGTCCATACGCAAAGCTTCATCGGGAACTCAATCGCAACACTAACAACAAGCGTCACAATCGCACAGTGTTGCAAATTGTCAAAAGAATCCTGAATCCTATCAGGATTGCGAGCCTGTGCGAGTTCGATGACAACACTGGCACTTACACACTCCGTAATGATGTACTCGCAAGGGCATTTCTGCTGCGGAGGGCATCGTAGCGAACACAGTTCGCAACAAGCATGAGGGCTCTGTGAACGCTGTTCGCATCCCTCAGCTCTTACTCATAACGGGAGCTATAAACATGAAAACAGGGAAAGAAACTCCTCGCAAGATGGCGAGTGGTCCTGTGGCACAGGATTTCATTGCACTATGCGAAAAGCACGACATTACTCCTACCAAACGTCAACTGTCAAAATTCCGTAACAAAAAGGGCAAACTGTACAATATCGCTGGAAACGGCAACAGCGGACGGCGTTCGATAGTGGTGACAGAATGAATGTCCCTGAGGGAGATGCCAGAAGTTTTCTATTGGCACTCATTGGAGACTCTGTTGTCAACATGAAGAAAGCCGTCAAACTCATGGACAACACCGAAGATACTAAACGGAAGACAGTTCGTATAACCGCTGTGCAGTATCGGGTTACAACTGTGAAGTATACCTGCACACATTGTCACGCCGTTAATAGTGTCGAAAAAACTCTCAACACAAAAACAGAATCATTCTCATACATTGGGCATGATAAGCAAGTGTATATAGTAAACTGGAAATCACTTGAAACGCCAGTTGTTATAAATGCTATTATGAACACTTGTGATGCGTGCGAAGCATTTGTGGACACTTTATCCCGTGAGGAACTAACACAGCGCTATATGAACAGCATCAAGCGTGTTCCACTTGACACAAAGCCTGTTATAAAGAAACAAGTCCCAGAAATCGACTACAGCGAATTGGATCTTGACAGTGAGTACAATATAATACAGGAGGGCGTAGATGTCCATGGAAGAGAACTCGAACGAATCATTGAAGAACGAATCATTGAAGAACCCAGCAATAGTAATTCAGAGCACCAAGTTTTGCAGTCTGGACTTTCGTACAGCAATCGGCTACGAGCCGATAGTGACAGCGATGCAGGCTGCGATGGACAGGATGAGTATTGGCAAGGGCAGACAGCGCCATGCTCGTCATTCCAATCAACCTGTTGAACAGCAGGACATCGCACTGTTTAGTCACGGCTGGCGAGTTGACCAAATCAGGAAGAAAGCAAATGAACTGGAGCGCTTAAAGCGTTCTGCACGCGCTGACGAAGTACTCGACATCATTTGCTATGCGTGTGTTGAGTGGTTGAAATTGACAGGAAACATACCCGAGTAACGGACGCTGTCCGTATGTCCCTGTGGGTGGGCGAAAGCCCACTCGGCACTATAATTAAAAGGGAGGAAGAGTGCAAATGACTAACGATGAGAAAGTAAAACGCTATGATAGAATAGTAAAAATACTCCTTCCATATTACAAGACAGTTCGCCATCCAAGAACTGCCATTGCTGTGTTGGAAGTACTAGAAATGCTAATACATGAGAATGATGAATGATAACTATCATAGACAAAAAACATAAGTATGAAAATAATTGTTGACAAGGTGAAAAAAACATGATATATTATTATATAAGCTAAAATAAATGAGGAATCTATCATGAGTGAAGAATTTAGGGTTGTTGAAGAATTTACAAACTATTTAGTATCTGATAAAGGTCGTATCATTCGATACTATCCAAAGTCAAATAAGTGTAAAGAACTTCTTACTAATAATCCTAAACGCTATAAAACTATTACACTTTGTGATAAAACAAGAATGGTTCGTATGGGACTTAATAGACTTATAGCAGCTACATTTATCGGTCCTGCTAATGGTAGGATAGTTCACCATAAGGATGGAAATAAACTAAATAATAAAGTTAGTAATCTTGAATACCTTTCTCATGCGTATAATGTATGGATCTGGTATCATCAATAAGTGTATCAATGAAGCAATGAAGCAAGGAACATCATAACAAAGTCTGCAGACGCAGACTAAAACCATTAAGGAGGATTTACTATGTTAGAAGTAAAGGCAACAAAGAATGGTGTAGACCGTGAAGTGGGAGCCTTCGTAGACCTCGGTGACAACTGCCAGGACGCTATCACGAAATTCGGTGAGGAAGTTGTATTCAGTAACTTCCAGTCTCAGGCAAGAATCCGCGCTCAGGCTATCATGCGTGATATGCTTACCGAAGGCAAGACCGATGAGGAAATTGCACAGTTCATGTCAGCGTGGAAGCCTGGTACGACCCGCGAGCGTAACGTTGACCCTACTGCCGCACTGCTGAACAAGTTCGCACTGCTCTCTCCCGACGAACAGCAGGCATACTTGACCAAGCTGATGGAGAAAGCTGGCAAGTAACACTCTGTAACAAAGTCTGCGGGGGCTTGGTCACAATTAGAGTTCTTGAGAAAGAACCAATGTGGAGTCAACCAAGTCCCCGCTATTTAAAACAACAAGTGAATTGACAATTTCAATTCTCTTAACAATCGGACATAGTCCGCAATAAGGAGGATGCCATGCGTAGCGGCATCATGCTAGCTCAACCGTTTGAAGAGAAACGGCTTGCAAAGTGGGGTCAAGGCCCTTTCATAATCCAACCTAAATTAGATGGTGACCGTTGTAGGGCTGTAATAGATGGCTCTGGCAATGTAACACTATATTCAAGTGAAGAAAACATCATCACTTCGGTTCCTCATATCAATGACCAGTTGCAATCACTGAAACTGCATGACATTGAGTTCGATGGGGAACTATACGTCCACGACAGTCCATTCGAGTACATTCATAGTATTGTTTCTCGCAAAGTCAATCAGCACTACAACAGCGAAGTCATGCAGTTTCATATCTTTGACGTTATCACTACCGACCCACAAGTTGCACGCTTACGTGCAGTAAGTATGCTATTGGAAAAAGACATCAACATCCATCTTGACAGCGTTAGTGCTGTTCCATGGGACTATGTTGTTGACCTGCCAAGCATCATGGAGAGTATGTCAAAGTATCGTAACAGTGGATATGAAGGAATCATTCTTCGTCATCCTCATGCTCCGTATGTTCGCAAGCGTTCTCCATTCATGATGAAGTTCAAACCAAAGAAAAACGATATCTATAAAATCGTGGGGTTTCAGGAAGAAATCAGTATTCACGGAGTTCCAAAGAACTCTCTGGGTGCATTGATTCTTCAGGGCGACGACACTTCAACGTTCGCTGTTGGCAGTGGCTTTGATGCTCTTCAACGTGCAATGTATTGGAAAGTAAAAGAAACACTCATTGGAAAGTGGTGCGAAGTTCAATATCAGCATATCACAACAAAGAACAAAGTGCCACGCTTTCCAATATTCTCTCAAATACGGGAGGACTTCATATGATAACCACGAAATTCAAACCACTAAAAAAGACTGCCTTTTGTCTAGTGTGCAAAAATGAACTACTGCGACCTGAAATAGTCTACCATATAAACAGACACCGTAGCATCAGCGTGATATGTCTACACTGCATGACTGCGCTGGGAAAAGAGGCAAAGGAACTGCATGATACCGAAGTTGTTTCCTTTGTTATAAGGAGAACTAACCATGAATCTTCCAGATAACTTCGTCGCAACTGACGAATTCACAGAATGCTTGGATTTAATAGAACGTACAAACGGTCCTTTCTTCATCACAGGAAATGCGGGTACTGGTAAAAGTACTTTCCTTCAATGGTATCTTGAAAACACTCCTGATAGCCCTGTTGTTCTTGCTCCAACTGGCGTGGCTGCAGTGAATGTCGGCGGGACTACGATACATAGTTTCTTTAAATTCCCTCCGCGCTATCAGACACTTGACAGTATTCACTATGATGCAAAGTGGAAATTCCATCACAGTTTGCGTGTTCTAGTGATTGATGAAATCAGTATGGTACGCGCGGATATGCTAGATAACATAGACATATTCCTTCGTAAGAATATGCAGAACGACTCTCCATTCGGCGGTGTCAAAGTTATCATGATTGGAGACTTACGGCAGCTTCCTCCAGTTGTTGAGGAATCACTATCGAAATTCTTCAACGATGTCTATACAAGTCCTTTCTTCTTTAGTGCAAAAGTATTTGAGGAAACTAACATGACTCGCTATACTTTAACGCACTGTTTCCGACAGTCAGATCCTGACTTCATCCGTATACTAAACAATGTTCGTGACGGACGGTTGACACTTCAGGACTCACACCAACTGAACAAGCGTGTTCGGCATACTGTTACTGGTAGTGCTATCATGTTGACAACTACGAACAACACAGCTGATGCGTATAATCAACTGGAACTAAACAAAATCATTAGTGAACCACACACTTATAATGCAGAAATCGATGGGGACTTTCAAGCAAAGTTCTATCCGACTTCTGAATCACTAGTGTTAAAAACTGGAGCACAAGTCATGATGCTTCGCAATGGTCAGGGGTATTGCAATGGCACTATATGCACCGTGGAAGAAATGACTAATGACTATGTCTGTGTTAGTATTGAAACTGATGACCCTGAGCACCCACGCAAAGTATACATAAAACCTGTTTCATGGGAACGTATAGAATATGATTCTGTTGATGGTGCAGTCACGCATCGTCAAGTTGGCAAATTCACTCAGCTTCCATTGAAACTGGCATGGGCAATCACTATGCATAAATCACAGGGCTTGACGTTTGACCGGGTGAAAATAGACTTCGGTCGTGGTTCTTTTGCACACGGACAGACATACGTTGCTCTATCCCGTTGTCGAACACTGGAAGGAATCTCTCTCATGCGAAGCATTACAAAGCGTGACATAGTATTTGATGCAAGTGTTTTAAAATGCGGAGTATCAAGTTGATTCTATGGAAACTAATTCTATCATTTATTATAGGGATGGTTTTGGTAGAATTAGTATTCCTATTGTTAATAAAACTGTTTTAAAGGGAGAAACAATATGCCTAAAGTATATATCATAAACAAAGGAGGACACGACTTCAGCGCTGCCAGAGCATTTGGAGAAATCGTATACTTGAGTGAGGGTCTGTTCAGTCCTTTCAGCGTTGATAGAATGTATCGAGAGTTCGCAAAGCACTTGAAACATTCTAGCCCTGATGATTATATACTTTCAACTGGGCTGAGTATCATGAACAGTATTGCATGCGCTATGTTTGCACACAAGCACGATGGGACTTTGAATCTGTTACTATACAGAAACAAAGAATACATTTCAAGAACTTTAAAATTGGGAGAACTATTATGAGCATGATGAAAGAAAGTGAAGCATTTCGCAAAGTCTGTCCTATATTTGCAAAGCTGGAAGTACACATTATTGACGCTGACACTCCCAGCGGTATACAGCGGAATACGGAAGTAATCGGTGGCTGTATCGGTTCTTCTTGTATGATGTGGGAGCGGTCACGCACTATCAAGGACCCGTCCGTTGGTGACTGTTCTTTGAAAAATCTTGTAGTGGGATAAGGAGAAACTATTATGCATACTCGCCCAACTTGGCACGGATACTTTCTTGGAATCGCTCGTGAAGTTTCTCGCCGTAGTACTTGTATCCGTGCCCAGTATGGTGCGGTAGTGGTTGACCCTTCCCACGCAATCATCAGCACTGGTTACAATGGTGCTCCAGTTGGCATAACCAGTTGCTACGAACGTCAGCAGTGTGTTCGTAATGAACTGGGAATTCCTAGTGGCATGAACTATGAACTGTGCAAGTCAGTACACGCAGAAACAAACGCTATTGTTCGTGCTCGCACGACAGTTCGTGGCTGTGACTTATACATTGGCAGTTGCAATCCGTCCGAAGAAAACAACGAACCTTGTGATATGTGTCAGCGTATGATGATAAACGCTGGGATTCGTTACACTATTTTCATTCGTAACAATGACCTTGTTATTGCAGATCCGCATCAACTGTATCAAATACATAACTACGGAGGAAATCTATAATGAAACGTGACTGGAATGAAGCAATAAGTATGCTAAAGGATAATGTTCCAAATAGTATTCCATCACTATTAAAGGCTCACTGTTGGATTGGTTCTACAGATGCACGCACTGAGTACTACGCATACATTGAAAGTGTTGGACACTCACAGAAATACGACAACCCTATTGACGCTGTTAAAGACATACTAGCACAGTATGAGGAATTCAAAAGTGTCATAGACAAAACACCAGACTCTGAATTTTAATATTGACAACTCGGGAACAATTGTGTTATAATGTATGTATAATAAGAAACACATAAGGAGTGAGTTATGGACAACACTTGTAACACCTGCTATCGTTACAGCAAGCCACGCTGTTCACTCATGCCACACACTGACAAGTCAGCAAACAGTTGGTGTAAGGACTGGGCAAACACAGCACCTCGGAAAGAAACAACTATCAATTTGGAGTGGGCTGAAACGCCTGCAGAAGTGAAAGAAAAAATCACTATTTTTCCCAACGCTTCCAGGGGAAAAGAAAACAGTCTTGTTCCCCATTATACATGGAACATAGTGGACGCTTCCAAACTTGAAACATACATGGAGTGTCCACGCCGATTCTTCTACAAATACGTTCTTGGCTGGGATAATGAATACTCCAGTCATGATCTTGAATTCGGTAGTGCTTGGCACCTTGCGATGGAGCATATACTGCGTACCAATTACAGTGTCGAAAACATCGCTTTGGCACATGAGCTGTTTCGTAATCACTACGAACGTTACTTCCCAATCGAAACACAGTTTGAACTGGAGCCGAAGTCATCAAGCGGTGCACTGTTGGCACTAGCTGGATATTGTTCCAAGTACATTGATGACCACTCGAATTTCAAAGTCCTTTATACGGAAGTGTCTGGTAGCATCACAGTATTAAAGGGACGCATTATGAACTTCCGAATGGATACTATCATTGAAGACTCTGAGAAAGGAATCTGTTCACTGGAACACAAGACAGCAAAGTCACTTGAGCGTACATTCCAGGATAAGTGGATTCTTCATATGCAACCCAACTTATACACGCACGTCTTATACTGTTTGTTCCCAGTTGACAGTGTATATGGAGTCATCATCAATGGTACTGCACTATACAAACAGACCGCTCGTACAAAGCGTCCGCCTGCGGAGTACCTCCGCATACCTTGTCGCAGAACACCAGAGATGATGAACACTTGGCTTCACAATCTCGACCACTGGCTTGACCTGTTGTTCGATGACTATGACCGTATGAGCGTCACGTCTGATAGTGATGATACAATGGTTGCTTTCCCACAGAACACTACCAATTGTACACAGTATTGGGGTTGTCGCTTTCATGATTTCTGTATTGGCTGGGCTAATCCACTTCGGTACTGTGCAGACGTTCCAACTGGTTTCATTCAACGCTATTGGGACCCTGCTAATCCGACTGACAAGCCTGCTCCACGATTCGAGGTATCAGACGGAGTGATTAAACAAAAGGAGGTGACTTTATAATGGGACTAGATATTAGAAAAGAGGCTGAAGAAATTCGTAGTATGTACCAGACAGCCAACACCAGTAAGTATTTCCGATGCCTTGTGTTCGGTGACGTTGGAACTGGCAAAACGAAACTTCTCGAAACGTGCCCGAAGCCTATACACGTTGATAGTTTCGATGTCGGCGGTACTACAACAATACGCAAAGCTATTGAGGAAGGCTGGATACTAGCGGACACTCGCTATGAGGATGAAGACCCTGACAAGCCTGGCGTAATGGCTTTGTATGACAAGGAGTTCGACCGTAGACGTTTGAATGGATACTTTGAAAACATCGGAACATATGCACTGGACAGTCTCACCACGTTCGGTGACGCTGCGATGAACTATATCCTCAACAAGCACGGTCGAAAGGATGGCATCCCAATGTCTGGGAAAGGGTCTGATAATGACTATGTAAAACAGCAGAAAGTAATCGAACCTATTCTGCGTAGCATATTGAATCTTCCTTGTCATGTTATTATTCTTGCTCACCCTGATATGCGGGAGAATGAAGACACCCGTACAAAAAGTATCGGTCCTAAAGTCTACGGACAGTTGGCAACTAAATTACCATTACTGTTGAGTGAGATCTATTGTGCCACTACCAAGGAAACTAAAGACGGCATCGACTATCGCTTGTTAACCAGACAGAATGGTTACTATCGTTGCCGCTCACGGCTTGCAAGCAACGGCAAAATAGAAATGTACGAAGCTCAGGACATCAAGGCTATTCTTGCAAAGGCTGGCTTTGACAACAACGACAAGGACATGACGTGGCTGAAATAAAGTGGCGGAATGATTTACTATATCCATTTAAAGAAGGAGAAATCGCTATGACTAAACAGAAGAAAATAACTAATCTCGAACCAACAGAAGGCTGGGTTCCTGAATCACAAGAAAATATGCCACAAGAAAAAAACCCTGAACCACAAGATCCTTGGGCTCATCGCTCTGAGTATATGCGCTGTCGTTCTTGTATGTGGTATGTTAACTTTCGCTGTCGCAAGCACGCTCCGACTATGAACGGCTATCCTGCTGTTTATCCTAGTGACTGGTGCGGAGACCACAAGTGTGACAAAGTAGTAATGGGCGGATACTAATAACATGGCAGTAAGCGAGTCAGATTGAACTCGCAACCCCTATAAACAACGGAGGCTACAAAATGTTAGACGACACTTTTACACCCGAAGGCGCTACAACATTAGATCTTGGTATTGATCTCGACACCGTTCCTGAACAGGCTGCTGTGCCTGCTGGGGAATATCAGCTTACGTTAGTAAGTGCTGAAATCCGTGACCAGAAGCCTGAAAAAGGAACTGGCAAATTCATCCAGGCGACATTCGAAGTTGTCGATGCACCTGACAGCAAGCTCTTGAATCATATCATGATGCTTCCTGGTAAGGATGACGCTCCTCGCAAAGGGCAGAATCGTCTGCGTGCTATTGGAGATTTCTTCAAAGCCTTTGGCATTCCGTCTTCAGGTCCTGTCAATCTGGATGGCTACAGTGGTCATACTGGATGGGCAATTCTGTCTGTTGAAGACGGCGGAGAATACGGTGAACAGAACCGTGTGAAACGCTTCATAGCTGGTAAGTAAAATCCTGAGCGGGTAAAATCAGTACTCCTCCTAGAGATGCGTAGCACCCATGTATTTGCTACGCATCTCGCCCGCTCTTTTTTAACCAGTAAGAGAATTGAAATTTTCAATTAACTTGTTTAACCATAGGAGAACATTATGGCTAAGTCTTATGTCCCTCGTCTGTCAGTTGATTTGGATGCCACTACCCATGCTCGTATGCAGAAACTAATTCCATGGGGAAGCACTCGGCATCTCATGATAGCGTTGATTGAAGAAACTCTTGACTTCATTGAGGAAGTTGGTGTTGAGAACTCTACCCTCGCAATCGGTGCTATTATATCACGGCGCTTGTCAATACTTGACGTCCTTAGGGATGTTGAAAAGGCTAACAAATGACACTCGAAGACTTAAAAACAGAATTCCTTAAACTATCCCACGCTGAAGCCTTAACACTAATCATGGACATCAGAGCGTCTCGGCGTATAAGCAAGCGGCCTATTGTAGAAAAAACAAAGGCTGCTAAAAAGGTGAAGAACACTGAAATAAACATGGACACTCTGTCACCTGAGATGGCTATGATGCTTTATACTAAACTTAAGGGGGTAGCAAAGAAATGAAACAAGCAGAAGTATTACTAACTGATATAGAATTCGGAGAACGCTTTCGAAAAGACTATGGAAATATAACTGAACTGGTTACTTCAATTCAGAAAGAAGGCCTAATTCAACCATTGGCAGTCTATCATCAGCCAGAGAAAGAATTCCCATACTTATTACTGGCGGGTGGTCGTCGTTATACTGCCTGTACCAAACTTGAAATGACTGCTGTTCCTGTGCTCGTGTTCGATAAGCATTTGGAAGAACTCGACATTCGTGGCATAGAACTAGCTGAGAATATCTATCGCAAAGATCTCGAATGGTATGAGAAAATAAAACTGGAAGCAGAAATTCACCGCTTGCAACAAACTAAATTCGGCAAGGGTAAAATCCCTGGTACTGCGGACGGTGCAAAAGTTGGGTGGTCTGGCAAGGACACGGCTGAAATGCTTGGCATTGACAACGGGAAACTATCTAAGGACTTAGTCCTTAATAGAATGGTTGAAAGTATGCCTATGCTGAAGGAATGTAAATCAGCTGACGAAGCACGCAAAATCCTGCAGAAAATGGCTCAAGGTGTAGTCAAAGAAGAACTCTCACAGAAAATCCTCTCCCATCAGAATAACACTCCAGTAGACATTCAGCGTAAAGAACTCGTCAATCGCTTTATCATTGGTGACTTCCTAACCATGGTGAAAAGTATCCCTGACCGTAGTATTGACCTGATAGAAATGGACCCTCCTTACGGAATCAATCTTAACAACACTAAAAAATCAGATGACAATCTGGGACTTCAGATGGGCTCTTACAATGAAGTAAAAGCGGGTGAGTACTTAGTATTCCTCAATGCCTGTCTTGCTGAATGTTATCGAGTGATGGCTCCTGACAGTTGGATTATTCTTTGGTTTGCTCCTGAGCCTTGGTTCGATGGAGTATTCCAATTGCTCCGTAAGTATAATTTCGAGGGTCTCCGTATGCCTGGCATCTGGGTGAAAGAAGGACAGACTGGACAGTCACATAGACCTGATCTCTATATGGCGAACAACTACGAAATGTTCTTTTATGCCCGTAAGGGTCAGCCCTCTATTAAGAAACAGGGACGGTCAAACAACTTTAACTATATGCCTGTAAAAGCAATGGATAAAGAACACCCAACAGAGAAACCTATTGAACTATACATGGACTTACTATCAGTATTCGCCATGCCTCAACAGCGTCTGATGGTTCCTTTCCTTGGTTCTGGAAACACACTGTTGGCTGCTGAGAACCTTGGCATACAGGGTTTCGGATATGAACTATCCCCAGATCGTAAAGATGGATTCACAATAAAAGCGTTCAGTGAAAGACCTGGACAGTATAGGAGCTATAAATAATGCTTGATTCCATAACACCCTCCGTGTTTGGTGAAGGCCCACGTATTACCTCCATAGCACTGGTTGGCGAGGCTCCAGGTTACTCCGAGGCTAAGCTTCGCCGACCTTTTATTGGTCGTGCAGGGGAACTGTTGACTAAGCTTCTTCATGCTAGCAACATTTCCCGCTCTGATATTTATATAACTAACGTCATCAAGCAGCGTCCTGGTAGTGATGACAATGACTTATCAGAATGGTTCAGACAAAAGGGTGCTAGCGTGTGGACTAGCCCTGGTTATAATGCTTATGTAGAATTATTAAAGAAAGAACTGCTTGCTATTGATGGTCTTAATGTGATAATCCCAGTTGGCAACGCTGCTCTTTATGCGCTGACTGAGAAAACTCAAATCATGAAGCGCCGTGGTTCTATACTTCCATGTACACTTATCCCACATATAAAGTGCATACCGACTATACATCCAGCTGCTGCACTTCGGGAGTATATGTTTACACACTATATAAAGCACGATTTAACAAGAGCTATTGAAGAAAGCAAGACACGCGATTTGAACTATACAGAACGTACTATACACATTGAGCCTTCATATAATGACTGCTTGGAATTCCTTGCGAAAGTGAGCGCTTCCCCAGTCATTGCTACTGACATTGAAGTAATGAATGAGGAAATCTCTTGCATATCAATATCTATATCTCCGACTCATGGGATTTCTATACCATTCGTGAAGGATATGCGTGACTATTTCACGCCTGAACAGGAACTAACAATCTGGGCTACGATGGCTGAAATATTCAGCAACCCTAGTATCAAGAAAATTGGTCAGAACTTTATCTTCGATATGTCTTTTATATTCCGTAAGTATGGTATCATAATAAACAACTATGAATGTACTATGATTGGACAAGGGATTGCGTATCCTGACTTCCCAAAAGGTCTTGATTTTATTACTAGCATCTATACTCGAGAACCATATTACAAGGATGAAGGAAAGAAGTGGTTCAGAACTGGTGGTTCGTATAGTGACTTCTGGCTCTACAATGCCAAGGACTCTTTGGTCTGTCAGGAAGCATTTCCACATATCATGCTACGGATAGACAAGCAGGAAAACAATGAGACTTACAAGTGTCAGCGTGACTTAATCCATCCGCTTATGTATATGCAGACTCGTGGTATGAAAGTAAACACGGATGGACTTGCACTTGCTAGCGTTGAAGCAGAAAAGAAAATCGCTGAGCTCACTACAAAACTCCATGAAATATGTGGCTATGAACTAAATCACAATAGTCCTAAACAGTTAATCGATTACTTCTACACACGCAAAGGACTAACACCGTACTATAACAAGGGCAGTGTTACTACAAATGATGATGCTTTGAAACGCCTTGTTCGTAAAGGAATAAAGGAAGCACTGATAATTCGTGACTTACGGAAAGTAAACAAGTTGAAGAGCACTTACTATGATATGAAAATGTCTGCTGATGGTCGTCTTCGTAGTGCCATGAATCCTATTGGTACTGTCAGTGGTCGCTTGGCATCATCCCAAGACATCTTCGGCGAGGGTGGGAATGTACAGAACTTACCACTCTTAATGCAACAGTATATACTTGCTGATGATGGCTATGTTATGTATATTCCTGACTTATCCCAGGCGGAAAACCGTACAACTGCAAACATTGCACCTGAACCCTTGATGCTTGAAGCCTTCGAAAAAGGAATAGACATTCATAGTATGACTGGCGGTATGATTTCTAGTCTAGACATGGATGAAATAAAGCATCAGGATAAAGAGTCAATATTTTGTTCACTAGGAACTGGAGAATATACATGGCGCTTTTGGGGTAAGAAGTGTAATCATTCTCTGAATTATGACCTTGGCTACAAGTCATTCGCACTTCGTTTCGAGATGCCTGAAATCCAAGCTAAAATGCTGGTTGATAGATTTCATAAAGTCTATCCTGGTATCCGCCAGTATCATGCTTGGGTGCGTGCTCAGCTAATGGAAAATGCTACTTTAACGAACTGCTATGGTCGTAAGCGTGTATTCCTGAATCGCTGGGGTGATGAACTATTTAAAGAAGCTTACAGTTGGATACCGCAGTCTTCCATTGCTGATAAAGTAAATCGCCAAGGAATCTTATTCATCTGGAATAATCAGCAGTGGTTTAAATATCTTGAACTACTAAATCAGATACATGATTCACTTGTGTTTCAAATCCCTATTGCTATTGGCTGGGATAAACACGCAGAGATGTTACTCCGTTTAAGGGATTCACTTGAATCTCCAATGGTCTGGCACGGAAAGGAATTTACAATCCCGCTAGAATTTAAATTCGGCTACACTATGAAGGATACCAAAAAGGTGGGACTCGACAATGATGAGACAGTTGGACGACTGGCTAACAAATTATATGAAGTATACAGAGAACTCGGAACCGCCAAACAACTTCCGTCTGTGGACTGGGATATCAGTAATAGCAGCGGTCTTACAGAGGAAGTGTAGTCTTGAGTGGGGTACGTTTACGCTTTATCCTAATATGTACATTGTACTCGTCGGACCTAGTGGGTGCAGGAAAGGCACTGCAATGGGTCCTGGTTTTAATATGCTACGGAAGTTGGGTATACAGATGGCTGCCGAGGCAATTACGAGAGAAGCTCTTATTAGAGAACTTAAGACTTGCACTAACACTCAAGCCTCTGATGATGCTATGTATATGCATAGCTCACTCACTATCTTCTCACAAGAACTAACTGTATTCCTTGGATATAGTAATATGCAGCTAATGGCTGACTTGTGTGACTGGTTTGACTGTCGTGATATGTGGACTTATCGAACCAAGTCTCAGGGAGTGGATGAAATCCATGGAGTGTGGGTTAACTTAATTGGTGGGACAACTCCAGAATTGATACAAACTACACTTCCTCGTGATGCTATTGGTGGCGGCTTGACAGCGCGGATGATACTAGTATTCGCACCAAGGAAAGGAAAGACTATCAGTATTCCACACTTGACAACTGAGGAACGTTCGTTAGGACTATTGTTAGAAGCTGAACTGGAAAGAATAAACATGCTGTCTGGGGCGTTTAAAGTATCTCAAGACTTCATTGATTACTGGATGGAGTGGTATCCTGAACAGGACAAAAACCCTCCATTTGAGGACTCTCGATTCACTGGATATATAGAGCGCCGTGGTATGCACACTTTGAAACTCAGCATGATTCTAAATGCTAGTCGTACTAGTGAAATGATAGTTACTAAATATGATCTTGACAGGGCTATCATGCTATTGGGACAAGTGGAAAAACGTATGCCTCAGGTATTCACAGGCTTTGGAAAGAATCCATCTAGTGATGTAATGTCTCAAGTCATGGCGTTCTGCTCACAGCATCCTGATACAACAATGACAGAAATAATGAATCACTTTTATCAAGACGCGGATAAGCGTACTATGGATGGAATAGTCTTGACACTTGAAAGCATGGACTTTATACGGAGAACTATTACTCCGACAGAAACTAAAATAAAATTCATCTACAAAGGAGACGGCTATGGGGCCTACACAAATTCTTGAAATGCTATTGAAAGAAAACAAAATCACACAGGAAGATATCGAAAGAGTCAAGGATGCTGAAGCGTTCGAACGAAAGGAACTTGCTATCATGCTACACAGTATCATGTGCGATGATGAGCATGCCACTATGGAGGAAATAACACTTGGCATGGGTACTGGTTGTAATTTCTACGCTGAAGAACAAATCGAAAATAAGTGGGAACAGCCTGCACATAAGAAGTATGAATCTGCTGCTGTTAAATTCAGGGCTGCTTTTGATGATATAGAAAAAATACAGGAAGCTGCTGTTATTGTATATCAACTGATTGCAGATACTAATTTACGGAACTTCATATACAATGAAGTATACAGTGAAGTATACCAAAGGAGAAACTAATTATGGGAACTAGACGTCTGCCAAGTTGGAAAGTCGTGGGAATCATAAAGAAAATTCGTCAGCCTGATTTAGAACTATCACTAACAGCAATAGCCCGACTATACAACGTCGGGCTACCATCTGTTATCCGTGTTAAAGATGCTCTTGTGGAAAAGAGATTTGATTATTTCAATTATCTTTCCGATGAGGAAAGAGAACATTTGGGACTTTCTTCTCCAGCTCCTGCTGACGCTGAAAAGTCTCAAGCTTGTGGCTGACGTTAGTGTTGAATAAGTCTCTGAGTTCTCTTGACATCTCCATATTCTTTACAGCTGCTAGTAGTGTTTCTGACTTAACGTGATGTTCTAACGCTGAGTGGTACGCTACTTCAGCTGCTTTCTTTACAACTATACCCTGGTCAGCTCCACGCCTATCCATATCCTTTATTGTGTTCTTGAACTCATCAACTATATTCTTAGCTTGATTTGATTCTCTCTGATTGTTAAGCATATTGATTCTATGATTTATGTTCTGTGCTGTTCGACTCTCAGGATTAAATCCAAGCGCCATACCAGCCCTATCCCAATCACTTGTAATTGAATACTTTGGATCTCCGTGCTCATCACGAACACGTCCATACATATCCACGTGTGAGTCTATAATTTCAAGCCAGTTCTTTGCAACTACAACTGTTTGTTTCAAGCCTTCTTTATATGAATACTGTGCATTATGTTGTCCAAGTTGTGACAATACATACTTATATAATTTAAATCCAGTATCAATAGCAGCTGGTGTTCCTGGAAACTGTGCTGTTACTGGGCCTACAACATCCTTTCCAAAGAATGACGCTATTCCACCTGACCCTGGAATATTCTTTATCATCCATAAGTCCAGTTTATCCCAGAAAGCATACATACCAACAGCTGCCATTCCTAATTCTAGAAATGGTACAGAACGAATAAGTGCCATTATCGATCTAGGCCCACCCATCATCAACTGGAACGGAATGTTCATAGACCAGAATCCTAAGTCCCTTGAATGTGAAGCCATGAATTCTACATTACGAACAAAGAAAGGCCAGAACGTAGTGAATATTCTTGCTGTCGGTCCTCGCATAAATTCAGATCGTTCCGCACGAGTATTGCTACCCTGTAACTTCCACACGTTTCCTCTTGCAGACCTGTTAGCAAAGTCTATTGCTAGCTGTTTAACAGCTTGATTATTAACGTTCTGTCCAGATGCTATAAGTCTTGCTGTCTCTCGTTCTAGTGCATATGTATATGCTACAGCATAGTTAAGTTCCCTGGCTGGTAATTCCGCAAGCTGATGAAATCCCATTGGAGTAACAACTGATTTGATTCCAGAGAAATCTGTTCCTAAGAATGTCTGTTTAGTTTTTAAACTGTGTCCAGTATCATCAAGTCTATTTCCAAGTGACCAGCCCTGACTTTCAACTAACTGTCGTCCCTGTGGTGTGCGAAGGAACGATGCTCCCGCTTTGAAATAATGTGCTTTGTGTTCCATAAGTATTTTTGAAAAAGCATCAATACCGTTGAACACTCCAGTGGCTGGTCTATACATAAGTTTCATTTTAACAAGAAGACCAACAGCTGGATTAGCAATGAATCTAGTATATGTCATATGAGTATCAATGCCAATCTTGCTTAGCAAGTCATCAATATAACTATCAACTTTACCATAGCTTCCTTTGCTGTCTTTTAGCATAGTTTCCAAATGCTGTCTTACATTTGGTGGTAGATTAGCATTCTGCAAGTCTGTCGTAACAGGGTCATATGCAACTTTCTTCCACATGATTCTATCATATGCTCTCATACCATCGAAGACATTCTTTTCACCTGGAATAACATGATCACTTTCAAGCGTCGGCGGTGCGAGTACTGGACGTGGTCCTACACCAACAACTGTTTTAAGATTCTTCTCCAATACATCCCTAAGATCTTTACTTGCATTAAGAGTTTTCTCTGCTTCTCGTATTGCTTTGTTATACTTAATAACATGAGCCTGCCATTGACGCTTACTCAAGTATGTCGCTACATCACCAGTGTAAGCGAAACTCTTATCAATTGTGAAGCTTCCTACATTAAAACCTGCTGCATATTGTTCAGATGCGTATTCAACTGTTTTCTGCATGGCATCTTTTAAATCTCTTCCAACTGTTTTCCAGACTGTTTTCATTTTCTGCTGGTTAGTTTTCTTATTCATAATCGGTTTGCCAGATGCATCAACAGATGGAATTCTTTCTACTACAACAAAGTCTCCCATCATCATGTGAGTGACATAGTCCTCATCACCCCAGTTGTTAAATTCTTCAACTGATTCTGAGTACTTTTTAAATGCTGCTTTTTGTGCTGCAGTACTAATACCATTGGCAGCATATGATGCTTGCAAGTCACCAGTTAATGCATAGTCCCTGTATGCTCCAAGCACATCAGGATCTGTCTGTCTATTCATCTCACTTATCAAGTGATCTTTATATCGTTCTCTCCAAGCGTCATAGAACTTCCGTTCAGCTTTGTACGCATCAACTACTTTCTTATTAGGATACAAGTCAAGAAAGTCATCAATATTACTGTTAACAATTGCTCTTGCATCAGCATAAGTATCTCCAGCTGCTACTAGTTTCTTCGTATTAACACGACTATATTCTTCCAACTGATACGAAACATCTGCAAGCTGTTTCAACTCAGGACCGTTTAACTTCTGCTCCATTATCTTGATTGCTTCTCTTCCCTGGTCAGTTTTAAATCTATCCCATAATTCAGCTGATACAATATCATGAGCAATCGGTAAAGCATCTGGGAAATTCCTTACTGCATATATTCCACTTTGAAGCATCCCACCTATTTTATATATATCTTTTTCCTTGTTAACATCGTAGTTAATTTGGATACTATTACCGTCAACAGTTTCCTTAATGCTTCCCATCTTTTTAAATAGTTCTCTGGTTTTATAATTATAGTACGCACGTGATAGTGCATTGTAAGTATTCTGGAATCCTAAGAAATCCATCGTTGTCCCAGGACCACGTAGTTTCTGCACCCTATTAATATACCCTGCTAGTTGATTCAACTGTGAGACCCACTCATTATATGTTATCAAGTCTCCATTGAATTCTTTCAAGAACTGTCTCGGATTGTTAGCAACTGCATCCAACAGTTTATTAGTTTGCTTACCAAGTGCTACAATATCTCCAGCATTGGTATGATAGAACTTATTGACTTCCGCAGTGATTGTATTCACAACTCCAGGAAACGTGTCGAGTATACGTGGTGCGCTGGTTGCCTGTTCAAGTGTCTGAAACAATGGACTTCCCAACACAGCATCTTCAGTTTTCAATGCTCGTTCTCTTGTATCTACAAGCATATGACCGAAGTCTTTGGATACTATTTTATATCCTTCTCCACGTTTTCCACCCTTTGTGTTTAACAACTCCAGTACATTCTCAGCGTCTTCAAGTGTATAGTATATCTGGTCTGTCATTAAGTCTATCTGTTCAGCGCTGAGTCTTCTCAGTCCTGGTTCTACTTCTGGAAGTGTGGGGATTGGTTCTTCAGGTTTCTTCATTTCTTCTTGGATAGCTTTTCTATTTTCCTCAACAATGCTGAGTTTCTTTTCTCGAGGTGTTTTAGTTTTAGCTGGCTTCGTAACTGCGACAAGTGGTTGTTCTGCAACTGCATCAGCACTCCATATGTCTTCACTCGGTTCCAGAAATCCATCGCCCTTCCACTCTACACCACCGTATCCAAGTGACTGTAAATGCTCTCTTGCAATCAAATCAAATGCTTTGTTTCCAAGTTCAGGATTATCCAAGTAATTCTGATTAGGTTCTCCAACATCATTACTTTCATATCGGTCTATATCCTCGAGTGTTTTAAAGCCAGTCATTTCTTCGAGGGCTTTACTTTCACGTTTCATCAACTTGTTTTCAATGACATAGTCGAAACTTGTAGTGCCTTGGTGTAGTTTGGGAGCTGTTGATTTTGGTGTAATAGCTGGAACATCAGTACTCTCAACGGGTAACTGATTTGACTTTCCAATATCACTAACTGTTTTTGGGAGTACTGCTTTACTATCAAGATTAACAGTTTCAGTAGTTCCATCAACCCTTTGTACAACAGCAAAGTTTCCACCTTGCTCTGTCCACCATACTTGATTAACGCGTCCAGATGTACCATCAGGAAGTGTATAATTGTCTCCTTTGTTTGGTAACTGATTTGTTTTACTCTTAAAATTAAGAACCGTTGCTGTTTCTTTTACTTCTGCTTCTGGTATTTTTCCTTCTGTTATTTCTAACTTTCCACCTTCAATACCAAGACTTTCTGGTCTGGGAACTGCATCCATATCAGTCTTCATATCACTCATGAGCCCACCGATAGCTCTTCTCATTTGCTTCATTCTTATTCTTCTTGCAACTTGCTTATCATTGAGAATAAGATCACTATCATCCTGAGTATATTTATTGTCTCCTATTTTATGTATATCAGAACTATTACCCCACTTATTTTTAGGCATTGATATAGTTGAGCCAACAGCTATAGCTGTGACAGCAGCATCAGACTCAACACGTCCTTCAGGAATATTAGTGTAAGAATGTATTTGAGCTACTGGTATTTCAGACTGATTTGAAATTTTCAATTCAGTTGTTGGCGTTTCAGTCTTCGCAACCAAGTTCTCTTTCGGTGCTTCAACAACTGGAACATTAGTGTCAATAGCATTGATGACTCTGTCTAGTAAGTCTCCTTCACTTTTTGTCCCAAGACTATTTATGTCTTTGACTTCTGTAGCAACAACTGGTGCTTTTGTAGTCTTAATACTCTTAACCGCTTTCTTATTCAGTACAACAGTCTCTGTCCATCTTGGATCTTTGGCATTAACTGTGAAAGCGTCATAGCCAGCTTCACGTGCTGCCTTTGCTCCAATGGCTTCGAGTACTTCTTGTGTATCGAAATACTTACTAAAGTCTGTACCAGTGAATCTTTTATTCGCCCATGCTATCAAATCATCTTTAGGTAAATTGCGAAGAATTCCAAACGTGTCTTCGCCAAGTAATTGTCTAGCAACGTGAACTCCTGCACCTGCATTGATAGCGCCTTCACGAATAATAGTATCTGGCTGCTCATTTATATCAAGAATCTTTGCAGTTCTTTTTAGCGTTATCTCATGCTTGTCCCCACCAAGATCTCCATGCGGGGATTCTATTCCTGCGGGTGAAGTATAAACACCGTGAGGCTTATCAAAATTAAGTGCTACACCTGGCTCTTCAATACGCTGAAGTTTCAATCCTTCTCGTTTTGATACTGGCTGTTTAGACGTAACATTCTTTGGTCCTGCAAAGAACTGTTGGTCTGGTACAGTTGATACAACTGGCTCTGTTGTTACTGTTCCTGTTCCTGTTTCTGTTTCTGTTAATTTTGCTTTCTCTGCTTCCCTAGCTGCAATCTCAATTTCTTGTGTTGCTTTCAAATCCGCTTCAATTGCTTTGATGTCTACTTTCCCACGCGGAGTATCAGTCTGGCGAGTTGGTCCTTCCTGCTTTACTCCACCAGTTTCCGTCTGTGTTTCGGTACTATCCTGTGCATCCCGCATCTCTCGTGCTTTCTTTATATTCTCTTGAGCCTGCTTGAAGTCCTTTCTAGTTGTCTTAGTCCAACCACCACGAGCATTTATATCCTCAGCAACTTTCTGCTTTGCCATGAAGTCAGCTTCATACTTTGTAAATCCCATGTCTTTAAACTTAGGGTCACTATATATAGTATCAGATACTTCATTTAAAAGCTTTTCAAATGCTGACAGTTTCATTTCTTTTGGAAGACCCTTAAGTCTACTAAATCCTTCAGCTGCCTTCATTCCAGCCAGTCCTAGTGCTTCCCCACCTGCAGTCATATATGCTGCCATCTTCGCTGTATCAACTGCGTGCTCTACTCGCTGTTCCATATCCTTAGCAGGCTGTGCAGCTCCAATTGCCGTGCCAGTTGCAACTTGTGTACCCAAGCGTTCAGCCGCAGTTTTAATAAGTTCACTTGCAGGCGTAACTGGTTTTATTAGAGTCTGTGCAGTCTTAGTTGCTGTATTCACACCTTTCAACGCATTGACTCCACCCTGTATTAGTTTTGAAGTCCCAACCCAAGGAAGCATAGTTCCAATTAACTCACCACCCATAGGATTTATTTCCTGAAGTTTCTCAGTCTCTGGCATAACTTTTGCAATTGGCTTACCTGTGAATGGTACGTTGACTGTACCAGTTCTCGGAGTAACTGTACCAAGTGTGACGCCACCTATAACATCACCAGCTACTTGATTAAGTGTTGACATAGCAGTACGAGGATCTTTAAAAGCATTCTTGATAGCATCAACACTAGCTCCAACCCCACCCCAGACTTCATTAGTTCCCTCATAACGCTGAGGAACAAATCCCTGCTGTGGTTTAACTTGTTTAAACCCATTGAATACAGCTTCATCATCACTAACTTGTTCTAAGTCAAACGCATTAGCAGACGCAACTGGTGCAACTGGCGTTGTTTCAACTGGCTCTAAATCAAATACTGGCGCACTTGGTGGACTTACTTCTACAGGCTCAAGATCAAAGTTAGCCATCTATAATCTCCCTATTTTTTGATTGCTTCGGAACTAAGTTCAATTCCACCTTTACCATCCCAGTAGAACTGATAGCCAGTCTTTTTATCCCTGTATACTTTAGCTGGTGCTTTAGATGTTATTAACTGTTTAACAAGTGTATCCTTATTTGTATCAAGCCACTTACCATATTTCTCTGCATCTTGTTCAACGCTACCAGTTGTTTTGTTCTGTGGAATTTTCGTACTATCTGGTGCAGTTGTATTATTCTTTGCACCTTCAGCTGGAGGATTATAAGATGGAACCTGTCCAGTCTTTGCCAATGATGCAGCGATTTCATTCTTGTGTGCTACAAACTCATTGTATGCAGTAGGGCCTACTTTACCAAGTATTGCATTAATAGCACCAGGTCCTTTCTTTTCATCACTAATCATATTAGTTAAGTCTTGATATGACTTCTTAGCAAGCTGTTGTTCTTCTGTACCAAAGCTTGCTAAGTATGCTTTTTCAAGCATTGGAGAAAGTCTACGAAATGCTTCAGTATCAGCTGTAGAAATATGCCATGATTTATCAGGAATATTCCCACCATCTTTCGGTTTCGCTCCTACCGGATACGTATCTATAGGAATTTTCTTTGTATCATTAAACAGCATGATTTTATCACCAAGGTTAACATGGCTAACTTTGTCACCCTGTCGCTTAGCGATTTCAGTCTGCTTAGTAATTTCCTTTATCAAGTCAAACGCATGGTCTGAGCCTATTGACTTGAATAAGTCTACATTCTCAGGAGTAATAATATCATGCTTCATTTGTCCTGATTTGACTGCATCTATCATATAAGAAAAGTTCTCTTCCTGTTTATTCTTCTCATCAATTATCTGCTGACCACGCTGTTTCAATACATCAGTATAACCACGGCTGGACTCACCAGTTAACAACTGACTCTGCAACAAGCGCTGAGTTTCTCCAAGCTTCGATAGTCCTGATACTTGCTCTGGTGACAGTCCTCTTGTTTCCTGTTCTGTCATATCCTGCATAGGGTCAAGCCCAGCTGCTACGTTTGCCTGGACTCTTTTATTTGCCAAGTCCAACTGTGCTCCCTGATGAAAGTTAGCTGCAACGCCACCTGCTGCACTGAGTCCTTGCAATGAACGATAAGGACTTTTGCTCAACAGTGCACTTCCAACTCCACCTACCTGTGACCAGAAGCCTGGATTATTATACCAAGGGAGTGACGCTGGAGCACGATTTGCCCCACCTGCATATTGCTCACCAGAATTTATTGCTTCTGCTGTCTGGGCAGGGTCGATAGCATTAGGATCTGCAGCTGCAATCAGTGCTGGGTCTACAATTGGCTCTTCAAATTTTGAAGCATACTCACTTGCATTTGCTAACATATCACCCTCCCTATACAAACAAGTTATTAACTAAATTAGCTGGCAGTATACTCGGGTGAAATCCAAAGAACTTTCCAGCTGTAACTTCTCCACCTTCAACAGCATAGTTCCATGGATTACTAACCGAGTTGGCTGCCAAGTTTCCAATATCACCTTCATTGATATTCTTAACTCCTTCCATTATCTGTTTATCCAAAACTTGCAGGCTGTTCCAACCAGTGCTACTCTCAATCCCTATGATAGCGGCTGCTGCAGCTGCAATAATAGCACCAATACCAGTACTTGACATTCCAGCCGCTGCAGTACCAGCACCTTCAGCGGCTGCTGCCCCAGTTGCTGCAGTACCAGCTCCCGCTGCAGCTTCCCCACCAAGTGCTAATCCAGCTGCCCCAGTTGCACCTTCAGCTGCGAGTATTCCCTCAGCCGCCAATGCAGCTTCAGCACCCGTGCCAGCTTCAACACCTGACAATGCAAGTCCTGCTTCGCTTCCTGTTAGTGCTACCTCAGTCGCTGGGAGTGCTGTACCAGCTGCACTTGTTGCTTCAGCTGCACTTGCAGCATCTGCAGCCATGATAGCAGCTTCTCCAGACAAGTCCATACCAGTACTATAGCCTGGCACTGACGGACCTGTTCCAGTAATGTCACCACCGAACAACTGATTTTTAAATTCTTTAGCCATCTTAGCCATAGTTTTTATATTATTTGTAGTACTATTCTGTTGCTGCTGTTGCTGTTGAGGTCTCCGTTGCGTACCACCACTAGAAGGAATATTCATAGTCTGCACACGTGGCATAGCAACTTCAATTGGTGCTTCATGTTCAAATGAACGACCATGACCACCTGTACCACCCATTTCACTAACACCACGTGGCCTTCCTGACAGTAGTGAACTACCACCTGGGTCACTTGCATATGATGAGTATGATGGAGTGCCACCAAACCAAGGACTAAATGTATTTCTCATTGTTTCTCCTTATGCTAACAGGGCAGCTGCTCCACCCATTGCTCCACCGATTGCTGAGCCCCAACCACCAGTTTCACTATTGAACAGTGCACCAATGCTGGCACCTGCCATTACTCCACCGAGAACTGATGTAATAGAACCACCACTACCAGTTCCACCTTCACCCTGCGGAACAGCGTGACCACCACCTGCAGCACCAATAGCAGCTGCATAATACTGACTTGTTGCAAGAGGCCATTTTATGTACTCAACGTAACGACGAAGTTGTTCGTCATTCTGTTCTTTCTTTGCTACGATTTTCATACGAAGAACATCAATCAGTTTATCAGTCATCTGACGCTTGTACTCAGTTCCCTGAATCCAGAATTTTCCAGTCATTTCAGCTAACTGAATTTTTACACTAAGCATCTTATAATCCATTTCAGTCATGGAACTGCTTGCATTAACAAGGGCTTTATTTCTATCTCCCCAGTTTGCGAGTCTCAAGTCAGCAGCATATTTCGCTACGTTTCTGTCCTTCTCTGCAAATATCAACGCTTCACCAACAACGAAAGCACTTGACATAACTGCATTAATGTCTCGCATTCCAGCTTCGAATTGCGGAAGTGCTTTGTCTTCGATATCCGCTTGCAGTTGTTCACTATACTGATTAACAGACTCATCAATTTCTTCAGTCGTTAACAGCTGAGCATCAATGGAAGTTGCAAGCGCTGCCAAGTGTCCTGTGAATGTAGTCCTAGGGACAAAGTTATATGCTTCAACAGCTTCATCAAACGCTGTAGCAACCACGTTAATGTCAAGAGAATCATTATGAAAGTTTAACAACACATTACAGTATGCGTTCAAAGCTGCAAGCATTGCATCGAGTTCTACATCGGGGTTGTAGGGAGTCATGCCAGTTCCATAGGGATTACCACCTACAGCATTAATCCACATACTCCACATATTTGGAAGAAAATAATTCCCATGCCAGTTCTCTACATATGGTGCATACTGAATTATATGATTAGGGTTCGGAGGATAAGTATCTCCGCCACCACCACTTCCACCCATACTACACCTCCATTAGTAATAGTTGATAGTCACCACTACCACCATGAGACTTTACATAGTTGATAACTTTCGGTGAGCAACTATACATCACTATATGCTTACAGTGTTGACCGCTTGCATACTCTCGCATCATCCCAAAGAAATAATCTGCATAGTCACCCTCGATATACTTCGTATGGGCGTATAGAGAAAGTATTAATAAGTTATCATTTCCTGTCTCTATATTCGAAACAATACTTGTTACTACAATTCCAATAGGCATAATGCCATCTGACTCAGGACGATAAATAGCGTGCGCTGTCAATGAGCCATTTAACAAAGACTCCAGAATATAAGTCATTCTGTTCATGCCCTGTGTTGGTTCCTTGACTGGCGGAAGTGCTATTTCAATTGCTTTCTTCAATTCAGGCCAAGTGTTTGAAATAGCTTCTGGCGTTAATACTACCATCCTAAGCCCATCAAAACGTTCAGTTGTTTCAGTATCAAGTGTTTGGCTGTTCTGCATATGGTCCTCTTATCGTCCGTTTGTCAGACATTTTAAAGCGTACTGCAAGTTCATCAATCGTGAAGTCTACATACGTAGGACTTGTTATGAATACTCTCAAGTCAACACCACTTACCATTGGCGTGAAGACTCCATGACGACTCATGTTTTTAATCATACTACGTGTAAATGCTTCACTATGTTTATAGCGATAATCAATTGCACCTTGTGGTGTCGTGCCAGTCATTGCACACTCAATAGTCTGAATAGTCTTGATACTCCTGGTTCTCATATCAACAGTGTTTGTTGTTATGTATGCAGACTGGTCAGCTCCATCATATGTTACTCCATATAGTGTGCTTCCTTGCCGTACAATACCACTTGGAGCTTGAAATATTTCTGACATCCCAGCACTATACATGAATGTTGTAGTACCATCAGATATGAAGAACAAATTGTCAACTTCATCATATAGAATATTGATGCTGTTTCCAGTCAATAGTTCCATATAATTCTTATATCCTAGTTCTTTATGATTCGTGCCATCTGTCAAATGTAGACGCATTCTGTTATCAAGGAACAAATGCACTTTATCATTCCCACCTACGCAGCCCTTTCCCGCAATTCCAAAGTTAAACGTATCCTCACGACCAATCATAGGACTTGTTTTATACGCCTTGGCGTCTGGTAAAAACGCACCAATACCGTTACTTCCATATGCCATAACTTTCTTACCAAGTTTCTTCACATGGTAGATATCTCCAGAAAAGTCCATAGGCATATAGCCACTAGTATTCGTACGATCTTCACGTGATATCAGTTGGTCGAGATATATTCTTCCAATATTACTCCAAGCAACCCAGTTACCTCTATCACCACCAAGTCCACCTGCAAACATCTGACCATTAAAGTCACAGACGCTTTCTATAGTATGGTCGATTGGATACTTTGAAAACGTGCCACTTTCAGCATCTCTGATAACAACAACAGTCCCATTCGTCCATACTTGATATGGCGTGTAGTCAGCCATTTCCCAAGTACTACCACTGGGTAGTCCAGAAATCATACTAGTCACAACATATGAAGAATTTGCACGATAGATGGCAGTCTGTGTTGCTATGTATATACCATCCTTTGTTTTGAATACTTGTGGAAACGGGAAAGTAACAGTTGGCAGTCCTGTAAATGGATTAGTTAACAATTCATATTCTTCAATTCCATCCTTGCCAATACGACAGTTGAAAGCCTCGACAAGTCCTGGCATCCCTCGTCTTATTTTGTCGCTATTAATAAGTCCTATTGATAAACTGTCATTGATAAGGAACGAAAATTCCTTCACTATTTCAGCCCTCCATGTAATTGACGCCTTCGATTTCTTCTTCAACAATGTCAGCGTTTAATTGGTCAAGAACTGCATCCATGGCAGCTTCCCAATCCTTAGCACCTTCAGTATTCCGATACGTTTGTTCAAGTTTGAAAAGTGATGCATGAACAAGTGTAAGTGGATGCTCAATAGTCCACCTGTTATAGTCACCTTCGTTAACTAGTTCATCACTATAGAATAGTCCTTCCACAATCATAGTATACGGTGAATCAGGCGGAGGACTAATCAGTATACTATTGAATCCTTCGTGTCCGTCTTCCATGATATCTTCAAAAGCCCAAGTTTGATTATATGAACTTATTGAAATAGTCCCTGGAAACGGCCGAGCGTTTATCGGATAGTATACAATCGGTGAACCAGATGTCTTATTAGCTTTCGGTTCGTCATAGTAATTTCTTATTTCTGACACATCGGAAGCTTTTACTAATTCAGTTTTTTCTGACGCACTGTATATAAATACTTTCTTCACGGCACGACAACTTGGCAACGGTATAAGTATTTGTCCAACATCAAGATCTACAGGATAGCGACCAGTAGTCTTAGCATTTATTCCATAGTGTCTTCGGTCTAACTCACGGCTTCCTTCGTTGATGAAAAAGTCAGCACCAACTGCAGTGCCAGGCTGTAGTAAGTCTTCACGACCTGAGAGTTCTATAAACAATGCACGGACTTCACTTAGTACCATACCCACCTCTTTTTAAATTGGGAAGAGATTTGAAATTATCAAACCTCTTCCCGTTTTGAATCAGATCAATTACACAGCGTTTGTATTCCCGAAGCCATCGAGAATCATGAACGTATCAGGGTGATGAAGCTCAAGCCCTGCTTCCGTGAGGAACTCCTCGTTGGTTGCATCAAGACGCTGATAGTTCGTACCCGGAGCTGCCGTACCACGCTCGCCTTCACCGTAGAAAACAGTGTCATCGATGTACTTGTATTTCAGGTTCTTCGGCTCGAGAAGAAGAAGTTTCTTCCTAGTCGTTACTTCCTGGCTCATAAGCGGGTGCATCTTGAGATAGATTCTGCCAAAAGGCGTAACCCACTGTACTACGTCCAGTCCGTAAGACGTAATAGTCGGAGTGATATTCATGTGAGCGCCAGCTTTTACAAGCTGCTGAATTGCCAACAGAACACCAGAGCCACAGACACCAAGTTTCTCTCCCGTGCCGAAGCGGAACAGCTGCTCCAGCATATTGTCGAGCCACAGTTCACCACCACCTGTTGCTGTCCATGCTTTGCCAGAATACGTGCTATTCAAATCATAGCTGTTGAAATTGGCAGGCACGTTCGCACGTACGAAGTTGATGATGCCCTGAGTTGTTCTCTCGGGATAAGCCGTACCACTGGAAGCACCGCCATTTGTCTCAGACGGAATACCCCAGATGAAAGCCTTCTCCATCTCCACACCGTGAAGTTCGAGAGCTTCCCGTTTGGCTTCCTGATACGCATTAGGACCACGAAGCTTGGTCTTGCGTGCAGTACGCGTGATGCTCAGGGGAGTCCTGAAGATCTGCGTATAGTTGTAATACTTTGTAGGGTCATACGTAACTGCTGACGGCATAGCCGCGCCTTCAGCATTGATGTTACCGATTATCATAACCCTGTCGCAGTCAGACAAGTTATGACTTGCTCCAGCAAAGACTGCATATGAGTTATCATCAGCCTCCAGTGTCTTGACTGTTAAATACGATGAAGCGCCGTTCAGCACTGGGGCGACCGTGACTTTACAGTTCACGTCTACATACGGGTCGCTTGCATCACGGAGTAAAATCTGATGACCAAGGCGGAATTCCTTCGCCGTTGCTTCTGCCATCTTTACATAAAGCGTTGTGCCAGCTATACAGCCAGTTGAACCAGAAGCATAACTTGACGAATACGCAGCACTCAAACCAGTATCAGTATAAACACCAGTAACCGCACCTGCCTGGTCGGGGAACTTTTTCGTCCACCAGTTGAATTCAGGGTCATCGACCTGCTCTTCACCCATCTTGCTTAATATGGCAGTCAATGGCATCTCGCCATTGGGATAGAGCATAAGAAGTGTTTCACGCCAGCTTTTCGGTCTCTGGTCAGTTACCCAGTCGCCAGTTCCTCTCATTCCTAAGAATGCACCCATTTGAGCCTCCTGTTATATAATGTAGTTTTTGTCAACTATAGCCCTCGTTCTCGAGGGGCTACCAAATACAACTGCGTACGGCGCTACATTCTTTGTAACCACAGCACCTACGCCAATCACAGCATTTTCACCAATCTGTACACCTGGTAGAACTAAAGCCCCAGCACCTATTCGTACGGCCCTTCCAATTCTGTATCCGTTAGGCTTGAATTCTTTAATGTGTCTGCGCTGATGAAGCATATCATTATCATTACAGCCTACGAATCCAGGTGCAATAAACACTTTTTCTTCAATCACAGCACCCTTTGTAATATGGCACTGTGCATGGATAAGACAATCATCACCAACTTCACACTCACCCTCAAAGACTGATAAGTGACCAATCATAGTCCTATTACCAATAACAGTCTTCGGACGCATGACTACATAGTGACCGATGAAACAGTCTTCTCCAATCGTACAGTTTTCTTCAATGATAGCAGTTTCTGATACTTTTGATCCCTTGCCAATTACTGCAGTTGCATGAATCATAGGAGACCTCCGTAAATTTTAAGCATTTCTATTGCAGTTTCTTTTATATGAGGAACTTGTTTTACTGGGCGTTCAGTGACTTTCCCAGTTATAATATCCATAAGTCTTTCTACTTGCACGCGGTGGTCGCCTTCAGGAATCCAGTACTGTGCATACTCGTTCCCTACAAATGATATTATCTTTGCACCGCAAGCAAGAGCCTCAAGTGACATTCTATTAAAGTCACCATACTGCACAGGACTATAATAGAAGTCCGCTGCACAGACGAAATTACGGAGTTGTTCTTTGTTCAGTTTACTCGGGCTGATGTATGTACTATACCTAGCACCGTTCATATATGATAAGGGCATCCACCATCTGTGTTGGTCATAAGGTATATTGATAAAATGAGCCCTGGCGTCTGGTAACTGTTTTACAATAAGCGGCCACATTAAAAGTAAATCAAGCGGCCACTTGCAAGTATGACAGTTTTCTGCAGTTAATATTGCAGGAGTCCCAGTCAACAAACGCTGTTTCGCAACAGGCTTCCAGAAGTCCAAGTCAATTCCCATCGGTACTACGTACACTGGTGCTCTTGTCATGGTCTCCCATATTGATGCTTGACGAGGCCAGAATGAAACAACAGCATCTGCACGCTGTAGGAAGTATCCAGCCATTGCAAGGCTATCGGATGCTCCGTAATTGCCAGTAAGACCCGCTGTTACCGAAGCTTCAAAAACGTGCTCTGGAGCACCGTGCTTCACAAATATGATTTTCTTCGTTTTATCAAACGCTAGTGAATCAGGGATATGAGCATGGACTACATGAATATCTGCGTCCATGCCCTTTTCCCATGTACTACGATCTTGAGTATTGCAAAGGACACTATCCGAGCCTTGGGCTACTTCAGCATCACAGATGTCTGTTGCTACGTTTGATAGTCCTGACCCGTTAAGAAATGTCCAATGCGTTACTTTCATTTATACTCCTAAAGTGAATGTGATGCCAGTTTAGAACTGATTGTAGAAATCAGCGTTGACTGAGCTACGTTCTGACTGGTTGCTGCACTTGTTGCTACAGACGCTGCACTTGTTGCTGTGCTAAGATTTGAAGAATCAACTGTTGACAGTCTAGTTACAACTGATGTATTAGCACTTGTGTCAACACTAAGATCTGTACTAACTACAACGCTGTCAGCACTTGATACCCTGGTAGCCATACTGGTATCAGCACTTGTTACTGTTGACGTAAGAGCACTATCAACAGTTGACAGTCTGGAAACTATACTTGTATTAGCACTTGTTGATGAACTTAAATTAACACTGTCAGCCGCCAAGTCAACTGTTACGGTACTTAAAAGCGTACTATCGGCAGTACTTGTTCTTGTTAACAAACTTGTATCCGCAGACCCTGCACTCGACAGCACAACGCTATCAGCAACTCCATAACGAGTTACAAGACTTGAATCAGCACTGATAAGTGTTGACTTGTCAGTACTATCAACAACACCAAGTTGTGAAATTGCACTTGTATCAGCACTAATAGTCGCTGACAAATTGGTACTATCCACAGTTGAAACCCTTGCAATAGCACTTGTGTCAGCAGACACTTGAACACTCTTGTTCGTAGAAATAACTGTAGATTCCTGTGTTACAGCACTGGTTGCTGCACTAGTCGCAACGCTTCCAGAAATACTTGTACCAGCACTTCCGCCACTTGACGTACCAGCTGACAACCCCGCACTTGCAGCGGTTGAACCAACTGTACTTGTTGCCGTACTTGACGCGACACTCTTGGCAGCACTTGTCTGTGCAGAACCAAGAATCGTATCATCCCTTAGGGCGTTAATTTCCCTATCACTCATAGTAATCCTCCTACTGGGTAGATTTTATCATAGCATCAATTTCTGCGGCTACCCCTGTAAGCGGCTGTTCTTGCTTTCCAGGTTGCCGAACATGAGATGTCTTTGCAAAGCCAGGATTTCCACCAGCCTTCGGTCGACTAGTTTCATTCGCTTTCTCTGCAGCCTTCTCCGCCTTACGCTTGAGTCCAAGTGTTTTTCTTACTGCTCCTACATCATCACCTGTTCCCCCTACAAAGTCCATTATTTTATCTAGGTCCCACGCAGGATTCTTCGAATGAGTCTCATCAATCAGTTTTCCGACTGTCTTTTTATGCTCAAGCAAGTCGGGATTCTTTTCGTAGAACTCACTGGTTTTCTTATGAATCTGCACATACTGTGGAACCATACTCCCGATAATCTTAGGAATAGCCCTAAGCATTCCCTGTATGGTGTCTGTCTGAACCCGCTTGACTACTTCGTTGAACTTCTCACGGCGAGTAAATATTTCTTCATATTCCTCGTCATCTGCAACGATCTGGTCTGCCAGGTCCTTTGATACTTCCGCAAGCTGCTGCGTTAAGTAATCACCACCAGTTGACTGCGTTGAGTCTTCCGTTTTCGTGGACTCTTCTTTTGTTTCAAGCTTCGCGATTAAGGCATCGATCTTAGCCTCGAGTTCGGCAATCTTTTTATCCTTGCCTTCTTCAACTTCAGGTTCATCTGATTTAGGCTCTTCGTTATCGGTGTCTTTGGGTACTACGTCTTCGGTCTCCTTGTTGTCGTCATTATTAGAATCTGTTTCAGATTCCTTAGTAGGCTCGAACATAGAAAGCATTTCAGAAATCTGGTCTACTTGTGTGTCTACTACAACATCAGTCTTCGGTGCTTCAGTCTTAGGCGTTTCGTTTTCTGCTGGCATATAATTCTCCTATTCTTTTTTAGCTTCTGTTTTGGCTTTGAGTTCGTCTGTTAAAGAATCGTAGTTTTCTATCAGGAAACTTGGAATCGCTTGAATGAATCGAAGCTCTTCAATTCTTCCCTGATATACTCGTACTGTTTCTATATCAATACGTTGGTCCTCAAGGTCATCACGAGATGCTTTTATACGATACCGAATAGTATCGTTTATATACTGCCAGACTGGGTCCTTCGCAAACGCTTTAAGTCTTTCAACCGAAGGAAGCTTTGTATCAATCAAGTCAGCTGTCATACTGTCAACTTCAACCGCCATAAACTTATGCCATATATCAGCCAACCACATTGCCAGCCTCCTCTATAGGAACCATGTTCCCAGCTTGCACTTCACTTGCTACTTGTGCATCTTGCATTAATTCGGTAGTAACATTACCACCTTTGTTAACGAAGTCATTTACATTCTTAGCGCCAGTCATCCTAGCGATATGCTTGAAAACTCGTACCATGTCAAACGCTTGACCAACTGCAGGATATGCTCCCATAGTCTGAAACAACTGCACCCAGTTGTCAGCGAAGTCACCATTTACAGTTGTACCATCACTAGACACAATGTCATAGTTAACGAGGAGCTGGTCAGGTCTAGCCTTTATTCCTCCTACATCTGCACCAAACTCCTCTATTAACTCTTCCTCATAACGACCCTTGATTTTAACGTAAGTGTCCATAGTCATGAACTGTTGGGTATGAGAAGCGAACATATATGCTAAGTCTTGCATCAGCATAAGACTTGCAACTTTTGCAGATTTCTGCAGTCTACTCACAGCGCCACTACGGGTGTCACGACTTTCAGTAGCACTACGTCTTTCCGAACCGCTCCGCATGATTCCCATAAGTGAATCAACAGCACCACTTGAGCGCTGCATAACGTCCATTATGACACTAACGTCAGCCATATGATTTCTGGTAACGTCAGTCACTGCCAACTGTTTCACAGCATTTTCAACTCCACGTCCCCACACAGCCCGTCTGGTTCTAATTAACTTTCCAGGTCCTGGTTTCGCCAAATCAGCCATGTTAATAAGATAAGGGTCAACGATAAGCATATCATTGATTGCCTTACGAACGTTAGCAACGTGACTGGTAAACATGAAGTCGAGAATTTCCTGTAGTCCATATATTAACTCCAAATTGCTAACAGGTGTCAATGAGTGCCCATCGAATTGAGGAGCGCATACTCCAACAGGATACATATTGTGGTCTAAATCAACAGGCTTTGCACAGCGTACAACTTGATCACCAGACAATATGAATAGCCACTTTTCTGGATACTCAGACTTCCCAAGTTCTAACTCCTTAGGAATAATATTTAAGTACATTATGATATCGTCAACAGGAGCACTTAATTCAGAATAGTCTGCATTACGAGAGCTTCCGCCAACTTTCTCTTCACGTTCATCAGGATTGCTGATGAGTATAGAACTACGCCCATCTATATGATTAACATAGCGACCATTGAATAAGTCTGTATCATACTGTTCATCACCAAGGATTTCAGTATAGTTGGTTCTGTTAATCCAGCCTACGAATCCGCCTCGCTGTATTTCGTGAATAGGAACAGAAGGATCTGGGAGATATAAATAAGGGTCAATATTCTGTAGCATGTTTCCTTCGAACAGCATTTCTTCTGCTCTAATTTTCACACCATCAGGACCCATTGTAGTTACTTTACCATACTTTCTATCCCATATAGGACTGGAAACACCGAAGCCATATGCCAGCGAATCACGTAACTGAGTATGCAGTGCGAGTCCAACTTTGTTCCGTATGCACTGGAGTTCTATAACTTTCTCAAGCATGATACTACCAATTTTATCCTCAGTTGTAAAACCATCATAGCGGAATATTGGACTTTCCAGAAACACTGTTACGAAATAAGTAAGGATTGTTTCAAGCGTAGCATATGAATATGGAACTACAATAGCCATAGGCTTACGAGCATCCTTTTCTTTCTCGAACTCTTCCAACGCATCAAGCGTTATGTAAGCTGTCAAAGTGTTATCGATTTTCTTCCAATATGGATGTCTACGATTCATGACTGCCCAGCTTGCTTCAGCATAATCAAGGACTATATCACGGATACTATCATGGAGTTTACTACCAGGTCTTAAGTCTAGTCCATCTGGATACTTGTAGTCATACTTAACGTCAGATAGAGCACTATCAAGTTTCCGTTTACCACTATTTCCTCTGACAGTTATCATAATTTCACACGTCCTCTTATATAAGAATAACATTCGTTTTCATAGAATGCAACACACAATTATACATTATTACTATCTATTCCAGTTTGATACTGCGTCGTCACCAAGATCAAAAGGTTCATCCTGAGTATAATAATTATCTATATCAATATCATCAGAGAGCATTTCTTTCAGTCTTGCTTGTTCAGCTTCTGATATGTTAGTACTTGGGGCGTGAAAGTAACGTTCGCCCTGTTCAAGTATAGGAATGATGTCTGCAAAAGCATCCATTATATCATCTCGTCTGGAGCGTGGAAAAGACATCAATTGTGCCTCAAGACCACCGCTGATTGTCTTATTATGGAAAATCAGACCCTTTCGATAGAATGGAACCAGTGCTGCAATTCTATCCTCTTTCTTCCCGCGCTCATTTATTTCAAGTATTTCTGCGTTGATACCTTGACGAATCATTTCACTTTTGAATGGGTAAGTTATGAATTCATTCAAGGATGTTACTTTCAATGCAAAGACAGTTGCGTTTATTCGCTGAGCCATTCGGAAGGCTTCTGTATATATTCTATCAGGATGCATCCTTTCAGCAATACAGTCACGGAAATAGATTCTATTCGCAGCTGCATTAAAGCCAACTCCAACAATTGCAGAATAGTCAGCACTTTTCTTAACAGTCTTTGCAGGGTCAATGATAACTACGTTTTCAATAGACTCTGATTTATTCATGTCTTTGGATTCTTCGTAGTATTTGAAGTATGTCTTACTAAACGTAGGGTCTTCAGATGATATCGGCAGATTTCGATATTCACGAAAGAATGTATCAAGCATGCCTTGAGAGCGATACTTTTCTGCCATGCTTGTTATTTGCTCTGTTGATATGAACTCAGGCCACAAACTGTTATAGTTATCATCACATAGTTCTATGTTCAAGTGAACCCAGTTAGGATCTTCCATCAAGTTTGCTAACAGTGAATCCTCATGAAGAATTGTTCCCATCATGCCTATTTGCCAGTCCTGACGATTTCGTGCAGTTGCACCCATAACATCGCCATACCACCACTCTTTCATTTTAGCACGCTGGTCCTCAGACTTAACGCCCTCGGTTGATTCCAAGTCATCAGCTAGAATTAAATCTGGTCTGTTGTCACCATATAGTATACCACGGACCTGCTGTCCAGACCCACGAGGAAACACCATAGTGCCATTACTAGTAACCCACATATCCTTAGTGAAAGCGTCAAATGGAGCATCTGATTTTATAGTTCCGAACACTTTCTTTATAATGCTATTTGTTAACAGTTCACGTTTTAAATTCTCCGATTGCATTAGTGCTTGTGTTGCCGAGTTGCTGATTGGTACAATGAACTTCTTTTCATTGAATAGTATTTTCTTAGCTGGATATGCCAAGTTCATAATGCTTGTTTTACCAAAGCCTCGAGGTGCGGTGATGACGAAGTTCTGAATTGTGGGGTCATCAAGGATTGCAAAAAGAGGGTCATGGATTTTATAGAATGGGAGACTAAAGCGATCTGGGAACATAGTTCTTGCAGTGGCTGCCGTTGATAGGAAGCATTTTGCAAGCGTTAGTTCAATAGAATCAATTACTACAGAATCCATGACCCCTCCGATTATACTGCGTACAGTGGTGTGATTTGTAGTCCACCCGCTGATGAAGCTGCTGCACTGATGAACTGAAGATCCTCACATAGATCAGCTCCCATAAATACTGCCGGAAGCGCGGATGCTGTAAGTGTATGACCAAGGCCACTTGTACCCTGTGTCGGTGTAGCACCAAAGATAATACGAACACTATTTGTATCCACTGTGAGAATCATGCCTTGCATAGTGCGACCAGCATCTTCGAGAACTGCAGCTGCAATAGACTGAGCAGCATCGGTTGAAGCAACACGATATGTGCTGCCAGGTACTCCCATGAAATCCATAGTTTTTATCATTGATTGTTTTCCTCCTTTATCCTATTAGTTCTATTTCACAAGGGCTTGTTGTATAGCCAGGTGCCTCAGTCCAACTATTTCCATAATCAAATGTTACGTTTGCATAGTAATGACCACCGTAACCATATCTAAATGCAACTGCTACTCCATAACCAAAAGAAATAGGTCTTTTTCCTCCGTCATTATACATAGTGGTTGGGATACATAACTCCCAGTTTATTCCATAATCAGCAGTATAATAAAGTCTAGCAGCACCACTATAAGACCCAACTAATAAAGCACGCCCATTCCCAAGATTTGTTGCATATATTCCATAGCCAACAAGACTCGCATCATACACCCGAGTCCAAGTTTCACCATAATCTGTAGATCGTAAAAGTGATCCATAGTCACCATAAACACCAACATCACTACATATAACAATCCCACTTCCCATATGAGCAAGTTTACAGTTACCATAGTACTTAGCCCATGTATACTTATCAACCCAAGTAATTCCACCATCAAGACTTTTTGATATAATACACTTTGCATTAAGACCATATTTTATCATTAGTACCATATCAGAGTCAATAAATATATGATGAGGAAGTGACATCATAGTTGGAAATGTCTGAACATCCCAACTACGACCATAGTTGGTTGACCGTGCTAAATATGCAGGTGTTGTAGTACTCCAGGATGTATTATCATTAGAAGCAAGAACTATCCCATGACCATCAGCTGAAATACTATTAACAGGCTCATTCATACCAGATATAGTTAACTTATACCATATCTGTCCATAGCGCTCAGCAAGATAACAAATACCATTTGACTGTCCTGCCGAAAGTAATATATAGCCATTACCAATGTACTTAATTACAACTGATGCAGCACCAGTATGCTCAACCCCGTTACAGTTTATAGTAGGATAAGGAGACTTAAACCAAGTAAATCCATAGTCATTAGATAGATAAAACTCTGCTGCATCTAGATACACAGCGCCTGAATTATAAATAGTCATAAGAAACTTACCACCAGTTGGTGGTTCAACATGAGGACTATCACCATCAGATCCAAGCCACGTTCCAACATCTGTTGGTACAAGCCACGGAACAGGCCCGTCTGTTATTAGTGCATTTAATAGATCACTTGATAAACAGTCATCATCATGAGTCATACCAGTATGAACAGCTCCCACACGAATATCATCAATAACACTCATTAAGTCACAACTAACAAAGCGAGGGGGTGTAGTCCTTGCCCAACCGTGCTGCCGAAGAGCTGCTAGTACATTACTAGTTTCACACCCAAGAGGACTATAAAAGCCCATTGAAACAGACGTTAACACAAGTGACGCAACACCAAGTTCTACGGTTATCGGAACTGGATTAAGAACATTATCAATAGAAAGAGTAAGAGTAAGTTTCTCCAACGCAATTATACTATATCCACGAGACATTATTGGAGTATATGTTAAATGAACAGTGTCCAAATTAACATACTGTGATGGTATAAATGGAAGTCCTAAGTCTAGATGTATAGTATCTAGATCTATATGGTCTGTCTGTGAAGGAAGTATTATCACTCTAATGCTCCTATTTATGCAGCGTCAATGAGACCAAGTATATTTACCACAAGTGTAAATGCGATACTAATAGAATTCTGATTCCCACCGAAGTCCCAATATGCAATCAGTACATCATTGGCTGGAGTCCCAGTGCTTTTATACAATACAGCATATCGACAAGTGAAGCCCGTTCCATCAGCTGTCCATTCTGGATCTCCACAATCGAATACTGATTTGTTTGTTCCAGTATCAACCGTTACAGACTTACCACCAACTGTTTTTCCACCTGCAGTATAGCCACCGCCTATTGCAAGCTCATTGGCACTAATGTCATCGAAGTACTCATCATTATCAATACTTGGAGTATATGAATCCTCGAGTAATGCGACTTTCAAAGTATCATTGGCGAAGTCAACAAGTGGGCTGAAAGCGTTACTTTTAAAACTATTATACAGATATCCTGTAGCCATGATTCCTCCCGTTAATGAATAAGAGAATTGATAATTTCAATTCACTTGTTAATGATGACTAGTGATTTCCTTGAGCACCCTTCAGTTTTTCTACAGTACGCATAGTGCCAATGCCCAACAGTGCAAATAGTATTGTCATCAGTGTCTGCATATCCAACGTCAATGGGGCGATTTCAAACTTGAAGAATTTCGCTACCCATATACCCATAGGCATTATGATAAAGTTAAATGCTAGTGATGCTGAACAGACCCATCCAATACTTGGACGCCAGCCAGACACGAAAAAGTTAGTGCTTTTAGCTTCTTCCAAGTTAATATCAGTCTGAGCCTTCATCATTAAATACTGCCATTCTTCAGCTTTGTTCTGGAGTTCCAGAAGCTTCAACTCAATTTCAGCCTGCTTGTTCGGGTCAAGAATACTCTTGCCAGTAATGGCTTCCCGAATGTCTTTGGCAACTTCACCAACTCCTTTTAATAGTCCTTCACCGCTACCAGCAAATATGTCTGAAAGCCAGCTCATAGTTCACACCTCTTACTTTCTGTGTATGCTAAGTTAGCACGGTTAAACCAGCCGTTGAGGAACTTTTTCTTGCTTGGTTTAGCTTTCACAACAGCTTCATAAAATACCTTTCGACGGGCTGTTAGTGTTTCTGCCGTGATAGCATATCCTTCAGATGCAAATTGACGGAACTTTCCAGGACCTGCGTTCCACGCTATGTCAGCCGCTATCAAGTCAATGCCACCTGGCAGGTCGTCAGCATGAATAGCATCCCAGAAATAGTCACGGAATACTCGATCAATGTCTTGTTCTGTAACCAGTTTCAAGTCATCAACATCTACGTCACCATCATGGTCGAGATCTAAATGAAGTGCTTTTGCCGTGGCAAGAATGATTCCACCAGCACTTGTTGCTTGGTCGCTTGTATGAAACTCGTTTCCTTCGCGTGCGATTATGAAAGCCTTAGTTCGGTCGTAGTTGAGTCTCATTCTTTTTCACCATTCTTGAATTTGCTTGCAATGTCTACAACTGTTTTTTCTGCTTCTTGAATTTTCTTAGCATTATTTCGAAATACTAAGAAACCAATCGTAAAGCCAACCATGACACCAACTATGAAACTAATTGCGATAGTCATTATTTAGTCTCCTTTTTCTCAAGATAGTTTACTTTAGTTTCAATAACAGATATCTTCCGTCCGTGCTCATTGATAGTTTCAAAAATATCCCCGTGCATATCATCACACTGGTCTTGTGTAATTAAGCCAGGAATTTTCTGCTTGAAGGTTTCTATTGTTTCTTTAAGATCACACAAAGTATTTGTTGTGCGCGTCCGCCAGTCAAATAAGTTCTTTTCTTTCTCATCATGATACTTTTCCCAGCCAGTATGAAAGTTAGTAAAGGCCTTTTTAATGATCAAGTTAATAACCAAAAGAAGTACTGGTATTGCCAGTGCTGTGAAGAACAGATTCCAAGTCAGATAAGGCCCTCCATGATCTATCATTCTATCGTCCCCTCTGATAACAATTTATTTTTAGCTTCTATGTTTATAACAGCCTGTGTTCGATAAGACTGTGTTTCAAGTTCTTTTAAGATGTAATACCATGTTGAGTTCGCTTCTGCTCCTGTGTCTAAACCATTCGCCTCCCCCGTTTACTTAATTAACCTGTACCGCACAATAACTTAGATAAATATCCATAGTGCTTGCACCAGACGCTTCAATGCCATATACAATATCCCCAGTTGATGTTAATCTATCCCATGCATTAAAATACTTTTGTGCATCATTGGTTACTCCATGCACATCAAATGCGAGGCTCCCATAATTTAAAGAGACACCAGTTAATGCAGCCGCTGAACCTGAATCGTTGACTCTACCCCTAAAATTAATTGCTTTTGCCCCTTTTGGAATTGCTCCATTGGAATCTGCTTCAATGTTTAAATTAGTTGCTCCTTCATCAGAAAATCCAGCACTATAAAACTTGGTGGATGTCCGTTGAGCTTCCAACCACACCACCTCATTCACTATTGGTTGATAGTTCCCTTCCCCGATGGATGAACCGTAGACTAGCATGGGTTGGGAGAAGTATGCGGTCTTGCCCGAAACGGTATTAAAAATTGTGATAGGGTAAACTTCTGTTGCGGCTGCACCTATTGTTGATGTTACTTCTAACCATTCCCAATCTCCACCACCCGTATGATAGGCAGAATACACGCTACCAATAACATCGTCATAGATTCTTATTCTAATATGATTAGCATCTGAAGCCTTTACCCACATCCCGATTGTAACTGTTCTTCCCGCAAACCTAGACACAAATTCTTTAGTAGCGATAATTGCTGCACTAGGCCAATATAAA